GTCTATTGGGCGTCGATCCCTAGAGATTAAATACCCCCTAGGGCCGCCGTCTCGCGATCCGTTTTAGTTTCGCGAGCGCGTCGGAGCCTGTGAATATCTCGCCATCTGTAACCAGAACCGGGAACGCGATCTGACTCAGTTCCTTGTCGCGCTCAATTAACCTGGGGATAATCTCCTCCGCCAGGGCGCGGTCGCCCCCCGATCGGATCTCAATTTTTAATCCGTGGTCGTCGACCAGGGCCTCCCCCGTTTTACAAAAAGAGCACGAGCCGGACGAGTCGACGAACATAACGTCGTCGATAATTTCTTTCTGAGCTCTGTCAAATTTCGGGATCGAATAAGTATTTGTTTCGTATTTAATTTCTAACAGCGTGACGAGTCCGTGGATCGTCCCGACCGTCCGGCCCAGGGCGGAGACCAGCCCCCGGCGTTGAGCGTCTCCCTGTGCTGAGCCTGTCGCCTTGACAAGCCGGACATACTCGTCGGACATCCCGGCCAGTCTCTCCAGGATAGCCTCCCCCGTTATTTCTACTAGTGACATAATGTCGTCCCTCCCTCCCAGGTGAAAAGTTAACCCCCCGCCCCCCAGGTGATTTTGAATTGTCCTGGAGGAAACGAGTCGACCCGGCCCCCGGGTGTTCAATGTTTAGATTTATGTTTATAGTTGAAAGAGGAGTTATAAAGTCAACCGTTGACGATAGCAACTGCAAACCGTCAACCATACGCGCTGACCCTCCCTCCCTCTTTTATATGTACTGACCCTGTCATCGTTTCTAACAGACTTTACATGTACAGTATTTTGATTTTGTAACGCGTCTAACAGCTGGACAAGTGGCGATCTACTGGACAAGTCCGATTTTGTAACGCGTCTAACAACTTGACAATTTAACAAACCGTCGGCCAGGGTGTGTCGGTCAACCGTTGATGATATCAATTACAAACCTCCCGACTGATAATAGAATTAATAAAATGATACAATAAAATAAAAACCTGATTAATGATTCGAGATTTAAATCCATTGTCAGACCCTCCGATCCTCCTCCGAAAATTTCCTTTAAAACTTCCTTTAAAACTTCCTTTAAAACTCCCTCTGGATCTCCCCCGGATCCTCCTCTGGATTTAATCATCGTTCAACTATCGTTCAGAGACTCCCTGGACTGTTTGAGTTTTTCTTTGATCTTATCCGCGGCGCCTGTAATGTCTTTCTCTGAAAACAGGTGACAAAGGATAGTATAAAGATAATTAAACAGCTCCAGGCCCATAACGTATTTGTCCGGCTCGTGGCGCCCAAAAAAGAACGCGTCGACTGTGGCGTGGAACGCGATAACTTGCGGGATAAGGAACTCGTCCGGGGAGAACGAGTCCCGGCCCTGGGCGGCGCCGTTTTTACTCATTATTTCGTTAACAGCGAGCGAGATCTCTTTTGCAACTGCAAAGTTTTCCTCCAGGAGATCCGCGAGCTGTTCGGGTGATTTAACGTCGTATATTCTCATTATTTAACGATCCTCCTCTGGTAGTTTTCTTTTTTCGTTAGTGTTTGTATTTGCATAAGCCCAGCGCTCCTGGCCAGCTTTCCTGTTGTGGCATATCTGGCATAATGATTGATAATTGTCGGGAGCGTCGGCCCCTCCCTGGCGTAATGGGATAATGTGATCCAGAACCGTCGCCGGAGACGTTATCCCGTGGCGGAGACATTCGGCGCATAACGGGTGCGTCGCTAACCAGGCCGCGCGGCGTTTCCTGTGGCCGACCCCGTAACCCCGCCGGGCCGCGGACGGGCGCCGACCGTTCGGGCGCTTGCATTGATCGCAGTAACTCGACCCGGCCGGAGCTATTCGCGAGCATCCGGGCCGGGCGCAGAACTTTTTCGGCTTAGTCGGCATTGTGAAACCTCAGCGTCAGAGTCCGGATCTCGTTATAAGGATCCAGGCCGTCGGCGATGAGATCGACTCCCTGGCCATTGTGGAACCGTTCCCGGAGCGCGTCTATTATCTGGGACGGTTTCGCCCGCATTACGAGACGGTCGAGCTCCGCCGCTTCGTCCATTGTCAGCTTGCGCTTGATGTAAATATGCGAGGCCCTGGAGCTGGCGGCGAACCAGGAAAAGTCGGCCCAGCTGAGCTCGGATCTCCAGAGCCCGTCGGACTCGAACCTGGAGGCGAATTTTTTATCCGTCCTGGTCGCTTTGTTTGTAATGATATTACCCGGGAGCTCCATTTCCCGATATTGAATCGGATAAGCCCAGGCGCCCGACCCGTCCCGGATCTGGCGATCCTTGGGCGGGAATTTAAAATCCGGATCGTCAATATGATAGATCTTAATTGTCCTGTTTTCCTTGTTGTTAATTACTGCCATTGTTTCGACCTCCTCTGGATCATAAAAAAGTTTAACTTTAGATCGGAGCTCCCGGAGCTGGCGCCGGATAAAATCTAAAAATATGCGCTCTATACATTCCCGGGCCGTGGCGTTGAGCGCGGAGTCGATCGCCTCCTGGATAATCGCCTGGTAACTCCGATCGAGTAACTCAAAAATAAATAATTCAGAAATAAACATCGCGCCTCCCTGGTCGGATCCTCGGATCAGATCCTCAGACCAGATCCTCAGACCAGCTCAAAAAAATGAAGCATAACCGCCCCGATCTGGAGGGCGTTAACAAACTTTAAACTCAGATGTTTGTAATCGATGAAAATCTCCTCGTCCTGTTTTACGACCAGGAACTCCCGCTCCTGTGTCGCGGTTTCTCCAGGATCTACCAGGGCCCATATCGAATAATTGACCCCGGCTGCCTGGGCGCTGAGAACCTGGGCGCCTCGTGGGAGCTGAACCGCCCCAGGGACTCCAGGCGATAACTGAATACTAAATTTTGATACTTGCCGCCGTTTTTCTGGCATCGTTTTAAACCTCCGTTCGGTAAAATTGCCGGATATTCGGAAAAACAGCTCCGGGATCCCGGAGAATATCCGGTAAAAAGTGTTGATAATTGCCAGGAACCGGATCAGTCGCTCAATTCTTTTTTCCTGGCCAGCCAGCGCGGAACCCGGATCGTCCCGCTCGTGTCCATTTTGAGATCTGGAGCAATTCCGCATTTGTTATTTAACTCAAAGTCGCAAACTGATAACGGGAACCAGACCTCCTCGTCCGTGTCCTCCAGGATAACCAGAACCGCCTTGTCGGTCTCGTGAACGATCCTGGAGAACCCGAACTCGAGCTCCTCGCCCTCGTGCTCGTCGTATTCGTAAAAATCGACGTCGTCGCCTGACCAGTTCATTAGTCGACCTCCTCCTCGGTTTCGATAACGAGTTTCTTTTTCTTCTTAGCCGCCGCGGTCGCCGCTTTTTTATTTTTAGTAGCGACGCCGTCCTGGATATCTGTAACCGTCGCCGGGGCCCTGGCCGGGGCCCGGATCGGATCGACCTCGATCCCATGGACATTCGTAACCCCGTTTATTTTCCTGTACCAGCGGACGAAATTCCGGGCGCCTCCCCGGTAAATCCTCCCGTTAGTGTCGTCTGACCATTTATTCTTAGTCGGCCAGAAAGTCGCCTTGATCCTCCCGGGAGTCCGGAATAAAACGATAGACCCGTCCCCGGGGATCTCGAACGGTTCAATCCGGGAGCGGTCGACCGCGTCCTGGAGATATTCGAGATTTTTTTCCGCCCGCCTCCAGCGGATCTCGCGGGATTTCTCCCTCATAGCTTTGAATATTTCTGCCAGTTCTGTCATTTAAACGTGTCCTCCTCGATTAATTTCTGAATATCGTTAAAAATCGTCCGGAGCTCCAGCTCCCGGCGCTTGTGAACCGGAACCAGGCCAGGAGCTCCAAACATAACGCGATCCCTGGGCGTTGGATTATTACGGGCCCTGGACAGCGTAACAAGCCGCCTCTGGAGATTTCTCCGCTCCCTGGGGCCCAGGTAGTCGGAGTTTAATTTCCGGCGGATCTCGGCCAGTTTAATGTCGATCTGGTCGCGTGTCATTTCGACCCCGATCCGGATCCGGATCCCGGTTTCGACTTCGGATCCCGTTTCGGCTCCGACCTCGCCTCCCACTTGATAACGTCCTGGGTAATCGACGTCGACTCCGCCGCGTCCCGGATCTCCTGGATAATGTCCGCGTCGATCTCGAGCTCGGCCATTTTCTGAAATGCTTTGATTTTAGAGAACGACGTCGACTTGTGGTCATATCGCGTGAGAACCCCGAGTCCGTCGACTGAGATTATCGTAATGTCATTATTGACCATCAAGGGCCGGAGGATCTCGGCGGCGGTTTCCTTGAGTTCCTTCGCTTCGTCCTCAACTTCTTTTGCCTGGGCGCGGAGCTGGAGCCCGAACTCGAGATCCTTGATTGTTTTCTCGTCCAGATCCCGGACGGCGTTCCCGTCCGCGTCGTAGTAATAAGGATTTAATGTCATTTATTCCGACCCTCCCGTTATATCGTCCAGGTTGATCTCGCCAGACTTGAGCGCGTTTTTGACCGTCTCGACCGCGTCGGACTTCATGGCCGCGGCGCTCTTTTTCATCGCGTCCCGGAACCCGTTAGCGATCCAGCCGCCTATCGGAGCGAATATCAGAACCAGAGTCGACGGTTCGAGGATAATCCCGAACTTTGCGGCGACGGCCAGGGCGACGACGACCAGGACAGCGGTTATTATTCCGCCTTGAGTTTTGCCCCCGTCCATCGCGCGATAAACTTTAATAATTTGTTTGATAATACCTAATTTGTCCATCGTGTAACCTCCTGGTTAAAAGATTAATAAAAAGATTGATATTAGTTTCCTGGTTTATATTCCTTCAAACTATTCCAGCGGTCGCCGACTTTCGGATCAACCGGAGTCGGGAGGCTCAGCTTGACCGCGTTCTCCATCGTTTTAACGATCGCCGGGACTGCCCGGTCGAGTGTCTCCTCCGGGATCTCGAAAATAATATCGTCGTGGATCTGGAGGAGCGGCCAGGCGTTGAATTGACGATAAACCGGGATCAATTGGCCCATGGCGACCTTGATAATTCCTTGCGCTCCTGACTGAACGGGCGCGTTGCAAGCCTCCCGGAGCGCCTCCTCCCGGATCCGTTTATGTGCTGACTTGACTCCTGGAGTTAACCGACGGCGGCCGAACATATCCTTGACGAACCCGAACCGCTTAGCGTGGGATCTGACGGACTCCATCCAGGAGGCGACCCCGGAGTAAACCCGGAACCATTCTTTTATAAAATCCTCGCATTTCTGGAGCGTCCATCCCTGGGCCCCGGCCGCCTCGAGCTGAGTCAATAACCCTTGCCCCGTGATAGCATAAAGAACCCCGAACGAGACCCGTTTTGCCGGATAACGGTGCTGGAGCTCGTCGACCTGGTCGATCGGGATCCCGAACGCCTGGGACGCGGTTATTGAGTGAAAATCCTTGTCGTTTCGGAAAATATCGAGCATCAACTTGTCGCCCGAACAATGCGCGGCGACCCGCATCTCGATCTGAGCGTAATCACATGACATGAGTTTAAACCCTGGCGCGGCCCGGAACGCCCCCCGGATCCGGCGACCCTCCTCCGTCCTGGTCGGGATGTTCATTAAATTAGGATCCTCCATCGCGATTCGACCCGTCGCCGTCCTGGTCAATTTAAACCGCCCTCTGACGCGTCCGTCCCCGTGGGAGGAGCGTTCGACCAGGTTGTCGACATATGTCCCCTTTAACTTTTGATATTCGCGCCAGGAGACGACTTTTCGCGCCGCCGGGTGTGATAATACCTTGAGCGTCTCCTGGGCCGTGTTTTTGACCCTGACGCCCTGGGACTTTAAGAACGCCTTGACCTGGGGAGGACTCGCTGGATTAACCCGGCGCCCGGCGAGCTTGTCGATCTCCGCGTTTAACTCGTCCATCCGGTCGTCGCATAGTTCGCCGATCTCCAGGAGCGGGATCTGGTCGACTAGCATCCCGCGTGTCTGCATGTCGTTAACCATGGGAACCAGGGCGCAGTCGATCCATAAAATTTCCAGGAGCTCCGCGGCGGCGATCTGGGCCCGGAGTAGCGGATAAATCCTAAAAGTGTTGAGCGCGTCCTCGCAAGCATAATCGACCGCCTCGTCCCTGGAGATAAAACTGAGATCCGCCTCCGGCATCGGGCCGAGCCGGGACTCGACGACGTCGGTTCCGTCCATTTTCGACCAGCGGGCCCGGAGATCGACCCCGGGATCCTTGGCGTAATCATTTAACGCCCGTTTTATTTTCTTAGCGATATTCTGAGGGCGCTTGATATGGATCTCCCCGTCCGGTTTGAACCCGATCTCCTCGTCTGGATCCGGATAACTCCCTCCCTGGGCCCGGAGGAGATAATTGAGAGCGAGATCCCGGCTCGCCTCGTCGATCATGTCCTGGTATTTGGTCATTCTCGCCCCGAGGAGTCGATAACTCAGCGGTTTGAGACCTTGCGGGAGATCCCCCAGGAGATAACTCATAATCATTGTGTCGACGAACGCGGCGGGCCGGATCCCCATCGCGGCCAGGATCGGGAGATCCCAGAGGGAATTGTGGAGGATAGTTAAAACCCCGGGAGTCGCGACAAACCCCGCCAGGGACTCGAGACCCCGGGCGTTATCAGCCGCGATCATAAAAGCCGCCGTCCCCTCCAGGGCCCCGGAGACACAAAAGGGAGAACCGTCGGCGAGGGACTCTGTATCAAGGGCGATATATGTCAGATCCCGCTCGACCGCGACCCGGAACGCGGTTTCGATCTCGTCCGGATCTGTTAACTCCCAGAGCGTGATATCCTCCGGATCTATGAACTCCCCGCTCCGGCTCCAGACTTTTTTCGGATCGTCCTCCCCGTCTCCTCTGACCGCCCTGGCGAGGGACTCGTAATCCTGGAAAATAATCGACATTCTCCGCGTGTCGTGGAGTCCGAGCGCCGGGTGGTAACACGGGACGACGGTCGCGGACTTGACGTCTCTCTGGCCCAGGAGGAGATCGATCTGATAATGGAGCCCGTGAGTCATTTCCATTGTGGGATCAAAGTCCAGCTCGAGAAATAAAAAATGTCTCGTCGCGGCCGCTCCCAGGGCCCCGATGATATCGGGACGCGCCAGGGTGATTTCCTCCTCCAGCCAGCCAGAGCATCGGAATTTCTCCTCCGGCGTCGGATCCCGGTTCGACGGCGGCCAGCATTTGACCGTATTTGTAACAAAGAACGCGTCGCGACTGAGCCCGGCCCGTGTTAGATAGCTGTTGAGCTCGACCCCGGCGTCGCCCGTGAACGGGAGCCCGGAGATCTTAGCCTCGTGGCGCCCCGGGGCCTCCCCGACCAGGAGGAGACCCGTCCCGAGCTTGCCGGATCCCGGGACGACGGGACGACCCCGGAGCGGACATTCGCGACAATGGATAATCCGGCGCTTTGCCAGTTCCCGTCGCTTGTCCTCCCCGGAGATCTCGGGATCTGATAACATCTGGGGATAATCATTCATTGTGACTAGTACCTCCTCGTGTCAAGCCCCATCCGGTCAATTTTCCTATCGAGAATACTCCGGCCCGCTCCGACAAATGCGACCGCTTTTGCTGTCCGGGACTCTATTTGACTAATTAACCCGGTGACTGAGTCCGGGAGATCCTTATATTTACGAACCTTGGCGACCCTGGGATCCAGGAGCTCCGCCGAGCTCAGATAAAGCAGATCCGGATCGCAGACCTGGATAAATTTCTGGATCCTGTCGAACGAAAAGTCGAACGCGATCTCCTGGGGATCCTCCGAGTCGTGAGACGCCGGGACGGTTCCCAGGATCTCGGAGTCCGCGTAGAGATCCGACGGGAGGGACTCGAACCCGCGCCAGCGGATCGTCGGTTCAAATACTCCGTAGACGTGGCCTAAATACCTCTGTGGGAGCCCGAGCTCCGCCATGGCCGCGAGCGGATTAACTGGCTTGTGATATCTTGTCGGCTCCTCCGCTCCCCGGATCCCGACGCCGTGGATCGAGCATCGGTCGAAACCGCCGTAAACCTCGCAAAGAATCGTCGCCCCGGACTTGAGCGCGTCCAGGAGGAGATCCCTAACGTCCGGTTTGACCAGGCGGAGATCGTTTTTCAAAATGTCGTGACTCCCGGCGCTGGCCGCCTGGGGACGTCCGTTGATATCCTCGACGACTAACGCCTGGGCGTCGACCGCGCAACATTCCGGCGACATCTCCGCGAGATCCTCCTGGAGATCCTCCAGGGAGATCGTCGACCCGGGCCCGAAAAACGCGACGGCGAATGTGTGCCCGTGAATACTGACCGGGATCTGGCGCGTCCTGACTGTTTTCCCGTTCGCGATCGCGGAGTGCTCCGGCCATGGAAAAGTCGCTGAGTAAGCGGTAACGACATCGAGCTGGTATTTGCTGACCAGGTAAGCCGCCGCGTCCCCGACTCCCTCGTGTCCCGCCTGGGCGCCCATTATGAAATTAACTTTTTTCCTTAACATTGATAGTGTCCTCCTCTGAATAAGGTAAATAAACCATTGAATCTGTTTGTTTGTTTGTTAAAAATACCAGATCCTCGTCCGTGAGCTCTGGAAACATCGCCTCGAGATCCTCTAACATTGACATTTTTCAAACCTCCCTTTTAAATTTGCTGGTAATTATTGTAAATGTGAATATAGACGACTCTCCCGTGTTCTGTTAATAATCAATATTTCCCGGTGCCGGCTCCAGCTGGCCAGGTTGACCCTGGAGCTGACCGGATTTATTCAAATATGTTAATAAAAAACTCAGTCTCCCCGGAGTGCCCCGACGACCCGGCCCGCGAGTGTTTTTCCTATTCCCGGGATCTCCAGCCAGTCCGCGGACTGACTCAGCGCCAGCTCGACGGGAGTTTTAAACCTCCTGGAGACGGCCCTGGCCTTTTTCCATCCGATCCCGGGGAGTTCCTTCGCGATCCGTTCGACGAGATTTGGTTTCCGGAGAACCGCGACCGTCGGCTCCTGTGCCAGGTGCGCCCGGTGCTCGTCGAACTCTTTAGACGTGAACCAGCGGTAAATACTAAGCACGAGCGCGACGGTCTCTTTTTCGTCCGCGGTTTGTCGAACCTGGAGCCCGGCGACCAGGGAGAACGTGTTTAAAATCCCGTCTAGTTCCTTGTGCATAAATTGACGGGATCCCAGGGCGAGCGGCTCCCAGCGCCGGGATCTCGGAACCTCCAGGAGACCCGTTGAGTAGTTCCGGCGCCAGATCCCCTCGATTATTAAAAATCTCGCCTGGTAGTCGTCCAGCATTTTAGGCAACTGGCCGGACGTGAACCGCCCGAGATCTCCCAGGAGATCCCGGATCTTTTTCCGTTCAATTCCGACTAGCCAGGACTCGCCCCCGGGCCCGTTCCCGACGAAACAAAAGTCGGCGGAGTCCAGAGTCGCGAGCTGGGCGGTTCCGTTTTTAAAATACTTTGCGAGTTCCCCGGATCCGATTCGGTCGTCAATTAATATCATTCCTGGGCCTCCGCTCTATCGATCAACTGTTTAACATAAGCCCGGACGTCGTCGACGAACTTGTCCTTATCTATATTGTCCGGGATATATAACGCGATTTCTCGTTCCTGGATAGCCGCGACAATGCAATCAAAAGCAATCTTGCGGATTAATAATTCATAATCGAAATTATTCATTAATACCAGTCCTCCTCGTCGCTGTCCGGGAGAACCATTAACGCCAGAGTCGGGAATGTGCAGAGCGGGCCCTCGAGGACTTCGTTATTAATCTCCGGCGTCTGTCTGCAATCCCTTATCAGCGCGGAGAACTCCGTCCGCTCCGTCTCGGAGTTATAGTCCCTAAACATCTGGAGGTTAACTTGTGTCAAAAAGGGAGTGTCCGCGAACCCCGCCTGGACATAATTCCCGGTTCTGTCATTATTGACATACTCCGCCTTCATTTTATGGATCAAGATAATGTTTTTCCCGCAGTCGTAACCGTCCCGGATCATCCGCCTATAAGTAGCATTGACGGGCCCGTATAGGTGCGGCATAACTTGATCGAGTTTTCCAAATTCTGAGATCCGGAGGAGCTCCCAAGCCTCCGTCGCTGTATCAATGATAAACGTCCGGATCTCCGGGACGCGCATTATCGAGCGATAATCCGACTCGAAGCGTTCCCATTCCGACTCTGGATCCTCGGATCCAGGATCATAATTACTGATATAGATTTCCTTGTCGTCGATAAATTTCCCGACGACTCCCTCGGTTCCGATATCGAAATTAAAAAAAGCGATCGGGCCTGGTGCTGTCAATGAAAAATGCGTCTTGCCGCATTTCTCCCGGGCGCATAGTCCGACGACGAGCCGGGATCTGACCTCCCCGGTCGCCAGCTCAAACGAGCTCGGCAATTTAATTTTTGTCATTTGTTCTGACCTCCTCTGGCCCCGGGGCCCTGGACTCGAGATCGTTCTCCCTGGAGGTTCCGTTCTCCGCCTCCGTCTCTAGCATTTTGCAGAGCTCGAACTCGTCGACCAGCTCCCGGCCGTCGTAATTGTAAATATTAATGAGTCCCCGGATCCCTAACAGTCGGATAAATCCCGGGCCGCTCCTGGAGAACCGGGACTCCGCCTCCTCCAGGGTGATTAATTTTTTATAATTATTCAATGTGTCGACCTCCTCGTCTCAATAACTCGTCTCAATAAACCGTCTCAATAACTTGTCAATCTGTTGTTATTCGATCCAGCCGCGGCGCCGCGCTTCTTTTTTAATCATTTTCCAATTACTCCGGAGCTCCGGCTCCGTGAACGTCAATTCATATGCGCGATATTGGGGCCCGGATCCCTTGTAGTTTCCGTTCAGATAAAGAACACGTAAAATACAAGTGTCCATCCCGCCGCCGATCATCCACAAGTAACTTTTAATCTGTGTGAGCCAGCGCCAGTTATCCTCGACTCTATTGTTTGAACTTTTCCAGGTGGCTTTAAACTCCTCGAGCGTCCATGGATCCGTCTCGAACCGGATCCCGTCCGGGGATCCCAGGATCCCGTCGAGCTCGACCTCTGAGTCCAGGCGCTCGGCCATACTGTCGGACATCGCGTAGCTGAGCGCCTCCTCGAATAAAAACCCCGTGTCCATGCAAATAGTGTCTCCCTCGCCCCAGCTCCGAGCTGGGCGCTTAATTTTAAAAACCTCCTCCTCCAGGGAGTCGAGCACGTCGGACAAGTGGAGACCCGGCGCCCGGTTCATTCCCGAGTGACTCTGGAGGATCAATTCAGTTTCAATAACTTTTATTTCCATTAGCTGGAGTTCCCTCCGATCGGAGCGGAGATCCCAGCGCCTCTGTCATTAATACCAGGCCCCAGGACTCCGCTCCTCCTCTGGTTAAATTATTCCGGGAGTGCCAGGAACCCGTCGTCGTAATCAAAAAACGTCTGGGACTCCAGGAACTCGTCGCTGGTAGCGTGGGACGCGATCTCGTTCCTTGCCGGGTGATCCTTGATAATTTTAAACATGGCCGGAGCCAGGCGCCGGACTGAGATCCTGTTATCCTTGGCCTCCTCCAGGACTGTTGTAATACAAGCGATCGCCTCGGCCTCGACGTCGACGTCTGAGTCGGCGCCCTTGTTATTGCCCTTGTCTTTAGCTTTCGACTTAGACTTTGACTTGGCTTTGCCTCCGCCTTTTGCCTTGTCAGCGGCGGCGGCGGCCCCGGATTTCTTTTCCTCCCAGGGATAATAAAGAATTTCGGAGACTGTGAGGATCGTTGTCTCAAAATCCTTGTTTTTCTTTTCCGACTTGAGACCTGGTCTCGCCGGAGGCGCGACGCGGAGAACGTGACAAACCATGTCCTCCAGGACTGAGATATCGTCGTCGATCCTGTCCTGTGGGAACCCGGCATCGAATATCGAATTTAACAGGATCCCCAGATTTGACTTGTCAGATATTCCCTTGATCCGGTCGGAGACTGGAGTTATTCCCTTGCCTCCGGCGTCGACGCGCCAGTCGGACTTTTTCCCGATTGACCAGTTCTGTTTAATAATATCGCCCCCGTCGACTGGTTGCATTTCAATTCCCAGAGACGGAACCTCGACTTTAGCGTTCCCGCCATAATCAAACATTTCAAAACGGCATTTAACAAACCGGACGTCGATATCGTCTATCAATCCGCCGCCCTCGACGATATCGTCTTGCTTTAAACTAATAGGACTCATAATTAAAAATCTCCTCGTTAAAATGTTAATAAGTAAATATGATTAATAAAAATTAACTCGCTGATAATAAATCCGGCCCCGGGCCGAATATCCCTAAACGTCCCGGGATCCGGACTTTGCACAAAATATGCTCATTTCCGTTAAAAAAGAGTCAGACCATAAAATTATCGACCTCCCTTCGTTCTGGTCTCGGCTCCTGGGCCTGTCGCTGAGTCGCTGGATCCGCGAGTCGCTCGCTCGCTTGCCGTTTTTTAATCCCGACTTCTTAACAGGCCCGGGCCGGAGCTCCCGGGATCCCCCGGGATTTTCTTAACGCCGATCTGAACCAGGCCGGGATAAACTCGGAGAACTTTTTCCCGAACCATGTCCAGTGGTCGTCAATAATAAATGTCTCGCATCGATCAGTCGCCGAGCGCATCCCGCGCCCCGACGCCTGGACGAGCTGTTGAGCTGTTAGATAAGCCCCGTAATCTCGATCGAGTTTCATTCGTTCCCTGTGGAGCGGATCCCGCCCGTCCGGGAACGCTAGTTTTGAAATAATTTGGTATTCGCATTGTCCGCCCGGAAAGTCATAACCCGTCGTAAGACTCGGGGAGATAATAACCGCGGCGTCGTGACATGCGCGGAACTCGTGGACTTTATCATTAATATTTTTTGAATTATGACTTATAACCGTGAGCTCGGATCCGAACCGATCCTCCAGGAACTCCGCTATTTCTTCCCCGCGCTTGTAGCTGACGGAATGAATTATCCCTTTGCGATCCAGCCGGGGCCGGATAATGTTAACTATTTTCTGTAACCAGGCCCGGCGGCTGAACTCGTCCATCCTGTGGTCGACCCGAGCGGTCGGGATATAAGTAACGAGCCGCCGCTCGACCGGGAACGTCGACGGGTATTCAAGGAACCTGTAACCCTCGGGACGAGTGTCGAACCCCAGGAGCTCCGCTGTTTTCTCCCTGACCGTGGCGCTCGTGATAAGAACCTGGGCGCCGTTGCTGAAAAGTAACCGCTGGGCATGGGAGGAGATATCTATCGGGGCGAACTCGTAACCGTTTTTTACTTTATAGACAAGCCAGCCGGAGTCGATCCCCTGGAGGTTCTCGAGCTTGCGTTTCCTGGAGTAGATCTTTTTCAATAACCGCATGTCGCCGAATTTGGCCGAGCCCCGGCGCTTTTCATCATCTAACAAATTACTAATTTGCTCGAGCTGGAGCCGGATCCAGCCGCGCCAGGTTTCGACGTCCGTTGACTCCGGCATGTCCGGGAACTCGTCCCGTCTCAGCGTCTCTTTTAAACAGCTTGTCAGAACCTCCGGGACTCCGTGGCCCTCGTCCGCGACTACGAGATCGAACTCCCCGAGCGGGTTCTCGCTGAACCGATTAATTAGAGTGTAAAAATGGTAATTTGTTGAAACAAACCGGGAGCGTTTCGCCGTCCGGATCGCGTCGAAATAATAACAGCCGCCGTCGGCGAGCTTGCAATTATAACCGAATTGACATGCCTGGTTCTCGCAGTTCCCGCCGTGTTTAAGACATTCGTAAGCGTTCCGACCCTTGACCTCGACAAGTCCGATCGGCTCGAACTCTGTCAATAACTGCCTCTGGAGTGATTTCGTCGAGGTTAAAAAGACGGCGCGGTCGAACCCCAGAAGGGCCGCGGCCGCGTAGGTTAACGACTTGCCGGATCCTGTCGGCTGAACCTGGATCAGCGGGACGCGGTCGGAGTCGATAATCGCGAGCGCCGCCTCCTCCTGGTATGGCCTCCAGGATCTAAATTGTCCCGGGAGCCCGAGCCTGTCCGGTGCTGGTAGTATATTCATTGATCGTCGTTCTCCTCCTCCTCCGGCGTCAAGTTTCCAAGTTTCATCTTGCCGCCGTTAATAAATTTCCCGAACTCCAGTTTAATAGTGTCAAGATACTTGTTTCGCCAGAACCCGCTCGGCATCCTGTGAACTTTAGCAATAACGTCCAGGATCAACCGCCGGGCCTCGGGATCGCTCCCGTCCGCGACGTGCTTTGCTACGCGTTCCTTGAGTTTCTCCATGGCAAACCGGAACTCCGCGAAATACTCGTCGTCGTGGAGGATCTCCAGGATCGCATCGACTTGTCGCGTAACCGACGGGATCTCCTCGTCGCCCTGGAGATCCTCCAGAAAGTCTAAATGTCTCTTGAGCGCGTGTCTTAACAGATCCCCTTTTGTCCGGTATGGGAACCGCTGACTTGAAACAATTTTAACTATTTGCCGCTCGTGTCCCGGGAGACATCTAAAATATTGATTGACCGAATGTCCCTGACTGTCGCTGACCGGGACTTTAAAATCGTCGCTCATGTTTACGATCTCCTCTGTATTTAAATTTTAATAATCACGGCGTAACGTGCCCTGTTGCCCTGGAGCTGGAGTCGTCGGAAAAGGGAGGATTTATCGGACAAACCGATAATTTAATAATATAAAATCAAATAACTTAAATATAGCTCGCTAATTTTATCGACTTGCATCCAGCAAATTTGGAGTCGATTCCTGGGAATACGACCGGACGACTCCAGCTCCAGGGCGCGAGATCCCGTCGAGGCTCTGATCGAGGCTCTGACGCGGCTCTAACAAGTAATAACCCCCTGGCGGGCATCATACTACCAGGGAGCCCGGGATCCCGTCTCCTGGCTTAATTTAAGTAGCAATCCCGGCGTTTTCCAGGCGTGTCACGAGTGCCATGTCCGGCGGCTGTGAATATTTACTGACGGCCTTGTAAACCGCTGTCTTTGAGACGCCGAATATTTTAGCTATTGCCTGGAGGGAGTAACCCATTGTCGAGAGGGCGCGGTAAATCTCCCAGCGCGGGACGTCGTCGAACCTGTCCGCGCCCAGGATCTCCCGGGCCTCCCGGACTGCGTAATGTCGGGATTTAAATTTCGCTTTGCCTGGATCTGGCAATTTTCAGACCTCCTGTTTAAAATTAATATTTGGTTTGTCGATCCTCCCTCCCAGGGCCCGGGGCGGTTCCGGATCCCGGGAGCGGGGATCGACTCCCCGCCCGGCCTTTACTTATCGAGACCCTCCTCCAGTCCCTCCGATATTAACTGAGTCCGTCCGTGTTCGACGACCTTGATCTCATTCTCGAGTAACATAGCAGCGCCCCGGAGCTCCGTTAACTTATGGAGCTGGGCGCTGACGTTAGAAATATTATTAGTTATTTTAGCTACGGAGTCCGCGCTCCTGGTCAATAACGTTTGGGATTTTACGAGATCCGCAGCTGGACAAGCCTCGACGGTCAGAGTGTCGAGCGTTCCGACCGCGTCGTCCAGAGACCCGGCGTTAATGTATAGCTCGTCGACCAATTTACGGAGCGTCTCCTCCTGTTTCTCGATCCGGTTCTCTGTTATTATTAATTCTTCGCGGAGATCGAACTCTTTAAGGTTCATACGCGCGACTCTGACTTTCCAAAAAGTAGTGGATCCGTCGGACTCGAGATCCTTGATTTTAGCCTCGAGCTCGTCCCTCTCATGGTTCATTAATTCTTTTGTATCCATATTTTAATCTCCTCTGGTTTGTTTGTTTGTTTCCGTCTCCTGTTTGTTAAACCGTTTTTATTTTTAACAAACAATTTTGCGCCTGGAGGATCAGCTCGTCCGCGGTCTCGAGATATTTTTTGATCTCCTCCAGGACAAGATAATCGTCGACGACCTGGTCGGCGTTATCCGGCCGAGCGTCGGATCCGAGTTTCGTCTCGAGGATCCTCTGGTCGTTCCTATATTCCAGGATCGCGGCCCTGGCGCTTACTAGTAAATTATTCATTGTCAGTCTATCAGCCATTATTCGCGACCTCCTCCCGTCCCCGTTTCCGATCCAGCCCGTCCAGGAACTGCTCGAGCTTGTCCGGGGACTCGAGATCCGCGAATAACTCGACGCAATAACTACGAGCGGTTAAATCGTTATCGATCCCGAACGCGACGACCAGGCGTTTAAAAATAAAAAATCTCTGGTGAAAGTCGAGTCCGAACCCGAGCTCCATCCGGCGGATAAACTCCAGGATCCTTTTAACGAGTTTAAAAGAGCCCCGATCGCCGAACGCGTCTATACAGAACGAGACGCCCATGTCGCAGAGCGTATAAATTAATTGATAGTCCATCTCGTCCCCGGACTTGAGCCAGCGGATCCCCTCGGCCGGAGATCCGGAGAAAACGCGCTCGCTGGACTCGTCGTTCTTATCGGCGTCAATCAAAACAGACCTGTAAGGTTCCCCCGTCCTGGGATCCGGATCGTTATCGAAAATGTAAAATCCGTATTGGCTCAGATCCGCGTTAGTCCGTAACCCGTTGACGAGCTCCATCAAGTCGTCGAACTCTTGTTCTGTGTTATTAAGCCTGTTGTTCATTAACGGTGTTAAGTGGATAGATCTTTGTTGCATGGTAGTACCTCCCTTTAAGGTAACAATAAAAAGTTAATATTTCAGCCCGGGCCGTTGCTGGATTCGCCCCGCGCCGTCCGCGTGGTGCCGGAGAAAGTTAAAAGAACTTCTCCGAAGTTATCATATTTTCATAAAAAAGTCAACCGGTTAACTTATCGGCTCCAGATCGTTCTTAGCGCCCATGGCCGCTTGTCGACATGGATAAACAGCTTGCCTCGGGGCCGTCCCTTGCTGAGATATAGTCCAATTCCATTGAACCGGGTGAACACGTAAGTCAATAAGTCGTGCCGCTCCGGGAACGTGAGATCCCCGACCCATATATCCGCGGCATATGTGAAAACCCGGTATGGCGTCCGGGTGTGGTAAGAGTTCGGCTCCCCGCCGACGCCTGGCGACTCGTTATGCTCCGGACATCGACAAACCGACGTTAAATGTAATTTACGGCCCAGCATGTCGCAACATGAATCGAGATCGTGAACGACGAGCGGGTGCAGATCCGCGAACCCGCATCCGCATTGACAAGCGATATCCTTGATCGAGTAATATTTTGATACTATCGTCGGCATTTGGCGCCCTGGCTTTACGGAACTGGCGACGGCCCCGGGGCCGGGCCGAGTTTCGCGTTTAAGTAATATAATAATAATCGGTTCGGATCCTTCGGCGGGATCGCGTGGTCGGAATATCCGAACAAATATTCCGCCGGATAGTGATGTTTAAGACTCGGGATCCCCCCGTCCGGGAGTATCTCCTCGAACCCGGGGAGATCATATGTCCAGTGATTTTGCTCGAACGGTGACGCCAGGGACTCGAACGCGGATCTTAATTCGATATGGATATCCTGGGAGATCGAGCTCGGCATGTTAGCCTTGAGCGTCGCGACTGGCCCGCAGAAAAAAGATTTTTCGAACCCGGGATCCGTCCCGACGGTGCAGTCTCCGAAAAACAGATCTGTCGTCCAGGCGAGTTGAAAAGCGTTCTTAGAGATCGCGAGATCTTGCTCGATAACATAGACGTAATCGAACCCCAGGGAGTCCAGCCAGCCGAGCCCGATGTTAAAATGCTCGAGTTGATTGTAACCCTCCTGGACGATAACAACTGGATATCGGAGCTCAAAGAATATCGACGGGACGAACGACTCCGTCGACATGACAATAAAATGCGGGAGTGATTTCCCCGTCAGTCTATGGATCAGCTCGAGCCAGATCCGATTATAATAAATATTGTGATAGAGCCCGTTATCCGTCGGGCCGTCCAGGTGAAAAGTCGTTAATATTGCAGATCCGCCCATGTCTCCCTCATTATGTCTGACGTTATGTCTGAGTTATATTAGCGGACATCATATCGACGCCCTTGTGCGCTTTTGACGTGAGCGCATATAGCTGGGTTCTCCCAGGGTTCGCCCTATGCGCCTCGCCGAGTGTTAATCGTATTTTAAAACCGCTGTCGCTGAATCTGTAATTAATTGACCGGATCCGGACATTAAACGAGGCGCCCTGGCGCGTCCGGAGCTGGACTATTTCCCCAGGCCGAATTATTGGAGTGTAATTGATATCGGAGATCGATAATTCAATAACCGGGAACCCGCGGTCGCGGGCGTCGACGAACGCGCGGCGGTCGACGAGTGTTATATCCTCGGCGACATTTTGCGGGGACTGACCGACGACTCGGCGCTCGCCATAAATCTGCTGAGAATAAAATAACTCCTGACTGACTTTCTGGTTTGACGCCTGGGACGTTCCCTTGTAATCGACGAGCCCGGTTCGTAGCGAGATATAATTAACGAGCCCGGATCCGTCGACGGCGCCGTCTCTAAAATTAAAGTGGACTCCCTCCTGGAGAAAATGTGTCGGCTCGTATCCCTTGGCAAATATCCCCGCGGAGACGGTCGGCGTGTCTTTATACGCGTCGCCCGTCCGCTGTGAGATCCTCAAAATATGGTGCCCCGCGTGGATCGCGGCCTCGTTCGACATCTCCTGGACTGTGGATCTGTCGACGCGCATCTCGTAATCTGGCATGTCTTGTGTCCTATACCAGTGATCGATAAAGGGCGTGTGATCCATAAACCCCTCGCCCCAGATATCCCGGAGGATATAATCAGACGTGAACTCGAGCTCCTCGTCCCGGAGCCAGTAGGCGAGACGGCCGTAAAACCCCAGGCCGGAATATTTAAACCGGGTGTTAGCAAAATACTCCGCCCGTCCGTTCGGATAGATCGGCCGCGGTTCAAACATTATGAATTTTTGAAAAACGAATGTAAAATTTGTAAACGAGCCGGAGTCTTTAAGGATCCGCCAGCGCATAAAATCGACGTTAGTTGGATCGAATAACGGCTCGACTTCGCTGTAATTTCCGAATGAAAAGTCCATCCGCCATTGATACCAGGACTCGGAGTCGAAGTCTCCATTAAAAAAGTCCTGGAAAACAGATAGTTTATTACTCCGCATAAATGCTTCGTTAGGGCCTCCCGTGTCGGAGTAGATATCCCAATCGACCCGGTCATAATCTAGCGTCTGACCTTCGTAATTTCTTATTTTAACCCATATCACGAGTGACTTGTCTGTAATGTCAAGCGGAGTCGGCGGCCTGTAAATCAGACGGCCCTCGTCGTTCGGGCCCCAATTCTGCGTCGAATACATTCCGTTGAGATATCCCGGGACGAACAAGCGATCCGGGCAATTATAATTCGGCGTCTCCTGGGCCGTGTTGCTGATATAGTGCTGGACGTTCATCCCGGAACCTGTAACCGTCCAGCCAGCGGCGATCATCGCGGCGGAGCCGGAATAATTGAGCTCGTCAATAACTGTAATCGGGAACGACGCCTGGCCCAGGTGTAACCCGTTAGAGATCGGAGTCCGGAGGATCTCCCCGACAAAAAGAGGATTTTCGTCCGGGCGCCTCTGGATCAAAGCATAATCCCCGATTTCGATTGGAACCTGGGGAGGCCCGTCGATCTCGAAACTGAACTCTTTATCCCCGCCGACGAGATCCTGGTTAAAATCGACGTCGACCAGCTTGTCGGCCGTGAACGTCAATTTTAAAGCCTTATAACGGTCAAATATCCTGACTATCGGTTTAAAGTCCGGGGAGGTTTGTATTATTTCCGGCATCTGGTTAACTCCTCTATATAAACTCTAATTCCTGGTAGTCCATAAAAACCCCGATCTCGCCCAGGTTCCCGCCGATCTGACCGCCTGTTATTTTTATCCTGTTGAGTCCCGGTTCGAGTCCAATATAAACCCCGTTAAAAAATTTCTGTTTCGACTCGTAATAGTCGAGCGCGTAAACCTCGCCCAGGTTGCAGTCGACATATAAACATTTCCCGGAGTCGTCGCCCTCCTCGTTCGACATCTCCCAGAGTAGATCCTCGTAAGCGGTGCCGATAGTGACGAGCCCCAGGGAGAACGACTCCAGGGTGACGAGGTTCTCGACTACGATGTAACCGTTCGGGGAGGCGTAAGAACAAAACATAAACCGCGGGTAAACTGTGACGTTTCCGGTGTTATTGACATAAAATATTTCCGTGTAATTATTCCCGGCGTCCAGGAGGAACTCGGTCGGAGTGCTCGGAGGATCCGCGAATTTAAATTCCTTATACCAGAACGGATCTGGACATATTAACTCGATCGTCTGTCGGGTGACGTAATTATGGAGCTCCTCCTCTGTATCGTTAAAACTCCGGGCCGTGGAGAACCTGGCGAACCGTTCGCGATATGGATCATAAATAGAATTATTGCGTCGGTTCAATATAAGCATGTCATTATTTTTATTAATGTCGTGGTCGGCGAGATTATTAGCGGTAAACACGGCCCGAAGGGAGATCTTTTTGTCATTAACTTTATTCAGCGTCGGATCATAACCGCCGTGCCGCGCGATATTGGGGACGATATCCCCGGCTTTCGAGACGTCCTGGCCCTCGATATGGAAAGACGGATCCAGATCCGACGAGTCCCATTTTATTAGCTCGTTCCCGTAGCAGGCCCGAGTCGGGACGTTGACGGACTCCAGATCGTAACCGTTTCCGGAGGAGTCGGCGATAATATCCCAGGCGTCCGGATCCGGACTGTCCAGGAGATATTCCGAAACGCATCCTGGTTGTGTCGCCGGATCGTTAGTATATTCCCCGTCGAATTTATCATAAGTATCTATTCTCCTGGTAATGTCTCCGTTTAAAGTGAAATTCCAGGACAAGAGGTTTATTTCATTAAATACGCGGACGAGAAAAATATCCCCTAAATACGGGGCGTGGTCGACAACTGACGTCGGGAGCGCCGTCGGAGCCGGGCCCGAGATAAAGAACCCGCCGTCGTTATTATACGCCAGGCCCGCGACGCTAGAGATCCGGTCGCCGAGCTGGGATAACTGACCGCTCCCGACCTCGCCATAATTAAAGTAAGTGTAACCTTGCCGATCTTGAAACATAACCAGGTTATATATTTTCCCGTCGTTCAGTCCCCCGACCGTCGACGTGTAAAAATTCGCGGTGCCCCCTGTATCCCTGGTGGCGAGTCTGATATAACCGCCCTGGGAGTTAATCTGTAAGCGATAGCCATAACCAGGATCGAGGGCCGCGCTCCATTTCCCGCATATATCCCGCCAGTCATTCCCGCCGCCTGTTTGATACCAGAACCGAAAAACGACCTGGATCCCCCAGTCCGCATTTGACGCGATATCCAGGGCCGCGCGGTCTGTTGGATCCTTGAAAAAGTTATAACCGCCCTCGTAAAAGAAGCGAATAAATCTCTTATATAAAAGAGGCTGTATTTTATAAGGTTCGACCATCAATAAACCTCCTGACTAGGCGCGATCCGCATATCGGAGTCGATCCTCGACGACGTCGGCTGTCCGGTTAACTATATCGTCGGGATCAAGTCCCGTAACTGAAATATTATTCGTCTGGTTAATTGTTTGTCCGAGCGTTCCCTCCTCGGCTGATAACGCCAGGCGCTCGAGACCGACCAGGACATCCCGGTCAAATACTCCGCCCCCGGCGGCGTCGGTTTGTTGCATTAATTGCATTAAGAACCCCGCGGACTCCTCGATCGACATCCCGGCGTCTTTGAACGAGAAAAGCATCTGACTAATTAACTGGTTGATCTGGTTCTCATCGAGCCCGGCCCCGGCTGTAATCATCCCCCCGACCTGGCCGAGATAACCTGTCGTTCCTAATTTTTCCGCCATGGCCAAGTCCGCTTCTTTCATCTCCCCGGCGTATAATCCGACAAAGTCCCGGACTGCCGGGAGGAGATCCTCGAACCCTGAGAGCTCGTCCATTAACTGGACGCCCTTGTCCATATCAACAAAGCCGCCCCAGCGATCCGCGGTCGCGGTCATTAACCCGAGTCCCTGGAGAAAGTCGGCGAACGCGCGATTTTCTCCGGCCAGATCCCGGGCCCCGCTCGCCTGGGATATTCCCTCGTAAATCTGCGCGGCGCTGACGGCAACTGTCCCGAACGCGATCCCGGCGCCGACTCCGCCCATTATTCCCTCGCCGAATCCGAGCTTGTCTGTAATCCCTCCAGCTCCCAGGAGTCCAGGGCCTCCCTCGCCGCCGCCTCCTGGTAGAATACTGCCGAGGATCCCGCCGCCTCCGCCGAGATCCATCCCGCCGAAAATAGCCCCGGTCAATTTTTGCGCGGCCATTTTTGCGATCATGTCCATAAACGCGCCCAGGACATTTTTCGCGAACCCGTTAAAATAATCCTCCGCTGACTTGAGATCCCCAGCGAACGCGTCGTCGACAAATGATTTAAAAGTCCCCTCCAGGGAGCTTGTAACAGACTGGAAAGTCCGGAGCCCGACGTCGCCCCAGGAGACCATGTCCGCTTGCATCTTATCGAGTCCGAGTTTAAATCCCTGGGCGAACGTCCCCTCCTCGCTGACGTAAGTCTCCCAATTTCGCTGGCGCTCCCGGAGTGTCGCCTCCTCGTCCCGTTTTGCTTGATCCGCTTTTTTCTTTTCGTCGTCGACCTCGAGCTGTGTAATCTCCGCTTTTTTGAGCCGGAGCCATTCGCGGACTTTTTCCCGCTCCTCGGAGCTGAGTTTCTCCGTCTTGAGTAGAGCCTCCGCCTGGCGCTCCGCCTCCTGTCTCATAACTTCATACTTGCCTTTTGTAAGGCGTAAGTGTTCATCCAGGACTTTAGGGAGCTCGTTTTTAACTCCCTTGTCGTATCCCTTGACGAGCCCGAGCGCGACGTCTTTTCCTATATCCGCCGTGACTTTAGACGGGGAGGATATTTTCAAGAGTTTCTTTAAAGTGTCCGGGATCGCGCTCGCCAGCTCTGACGTCTTTTCCTTGAGCCAGTTTAGTTTCTCCTGGATCCCGGCCCAGAGTCCCGCGACCATCTCCCGGCCGATATTGGCGAACCCTTTAACGTCCGAGATCGCCTGGCCGATAAATTCCTGGATAGAATCCCGGATCCGTCCCAGGATCTCCGCCGTCCCCGTGGATAGGATCTCCCAATTATCGACGACCTGGTAAATAACGACGCCCCAGGAGGCGATCGCGGCGGCCGCTATTCCTACGGGCCCGGCCAGGGCCGCGACTGCTTTCCCGGCCAGCGGGAGCGCGGTCGATAACCCGACAAATGTTTTTAGTATCCCGGAGGCGGCCAGAGCCAGCGGGCCGATCGCGGCCGCGAGACCTCCGACTCCGAGGATAATTTTTTGAGTTTTCGGATCCAGATCCGCGAACTTTTGTCCGAGATCCGCGACGACCTGGGCGCCGTCCATCAAGAGCGGGATCAGTCCCTCGAGCGCCCCGAGGAGCTGGACTCCGATCGGTTCAAATGCGAGCATCGCGTTATTTTTTAAGAGTGTCAGACGGTCGCCGAATGATAACGTCGCCCCGGAAGTGGACTCGATCGTCCCGGTCGCCCCCTCCAGGGAGGCGCCCAGATTGTCGAGCTCGATAGCTCCGTTCCGGATAGCTGTAACGAGACGTTGAGCTCCCTCGGCCCCGAATACGTTAGTCGCCAGGGTGAGCGCCTCGGTTTCCGTCTTTGCGTTTTTGATCCGGTCGACCGTGTAACTTAACCCGTCCTGGAGATCAATATTTGACGCCGCCCACTTTCGCATCGCGGCGTTGATCCCCGGCATGACTCGCGAGATCGCGATCCCGGACGCGGATAATTTCGCCATGAACTCCGCCGCTTGTTCGGAGGACATCCCGGCATTTTGCAAAACAGGCCCATAAGTGTTGAGCTGTTCGAGTAGCGTCCCGAGGCCGATCCCGAAGTCCTGAGTTAATTTAAATAACCCGTCTATCTTGGGCCCGGCGTTCTCTGCATCGATTGACCATTGATTTAAGAACTTGCCGAACTTTTGAGCGTTCCCGGCTCCGTCCTCGCCTAGCATCCTGGAGGCGTCCAGGACTTTTGTCGCCATGTCCGTAAGTGTCGAACCCGTGGCGCCTGTCAGAGTGTTAAGATCCGCGATCGCGGCGCTTGCCGTGCCGACGTCTGTTGGAACCGCCCGGAGGACATCCCGGAACGACTCGCCCAGGCCGACCATGGCCGTTTCGCTCGCCCTGGTTCCTATTTGGATCTGTTTTAGCGCCGTATCAATCTTGACGGCGCTGGCCAGGGCCGCTCCTCCCATGGCCGCCAGCGGGCCTGTGACGGCCCTTGACATCGCGGATCCGACCGTCCCGAGCTGACTGCTGAGCCTCCTGATAGATCTCTGCATCGGTTTAAGTTTCTTTTCCAGGAGGCCCGGCATATCTTTTAAATTATCGACGAACGGTTTAAGGTTCGCCGCTATGTCAACCGCCGCTTGTGCTATCGTTTTCGCAACTGGCATTTTATTTGCCCTCTGCCTTTCCCTCTGATTTTTTAGAGCCCGCGGGAGCCGGGCCCGTGGTGCCTTTTATCCGTTGATTATAAAGCGAGACGAGATAATCCCGCTCCGCTATTACTTTCGCTTTTGATTTCGGTTTCCGTTTTTTCGAGCTCAGCGGCGCCAGGAGGGAGCGGAGTTTCGGGATCCGCTTTTGTCTCGATAGTGACGCGACTAGCCAGGAGGCCCGCGTCTCCCTGGAGATCTCCGCCTCGATCCTTAGCTTGTAACCCTCGTAAAAAACGAATAACTCGCGCGGCGTCAAGAGCCAGAACTCGCCTGGCTTTATATCCATCATGGCCGCTAGTTTCATTAATTCCCAATAGTCGAACCCTCCGTCGGAGGCTCGGGAGGGTTTTCCAGATCCTCCCGGCCCGGAACCGGATTTTTGACCGGAGGCGCGTCGCCTATTTTTGATTTAGGTTTATTCGGGAACGCGTTTTCCATGGCCGCGGTTAACACGGGGACGAGTTCGCCGATATCGATCCCCTCCATTAATTCGCCGACGGCCGCCGGAGTTAACGGGCGGTTCGGATCCCCGAAATTGAGCCCGGCCCATAAGAGCGCCCGGATCGCGGTAAAAGAGATATCATTCTCGACCGCGACCCGGGTAAAAATCTTTGTGATCGACTCGCCGAGTAATCCCTCGACGGCGACCAGGGCGTTAAAAGTAAATCTGATCGGGTGCTCCTCCCCGTCTGCAAGTTTTACGAACTTTGTTAAATCTGCATTAGACATCGTTAAAAATCTCCTCTGGTGGTTAAAAGTTAATATTAAACAACTACGGGAGGGAGATAACCGCGACGGTTAAATCCGCCTCCGTACTATATTCGATATGAGTTTCCCCGTTCGAGTTAAACCATTCCAGGAGCTCGCAAGGGATCATTATTTCGTCGTCCGCCGGGACTGTGACGTCGCGGTCGTGTAAAACGCCATGATTGCAATCTGTCTGGCCCTTGACCGTGACTGTCCTGGCGGAGCTGATATTCGCATTTTTGACATATAAAAACGCCTTGCCGCCGTTAGCAAAGTAATTACCATCGGCGTTAGCCGCCTCGAATGAGGGAGTTAACCCGTCCTCGTCTAAGACCTGGACGGTGATTTCAGATTCAGCCATTTTAAAACCTCCTATTGATTAATAATAAAATATTCCTGGTTTCAATTAAAATCCCTTAACCGGGCGCCGTTTTTTAAGCCGGAGTCCAGTCGCCTGTTATCTCGAATGTCGCCGAATATGTGCTGGCGTCCTGGTCGGGATAATTACGAGTAAACGAGGTTATAACAGCATAAGCCCATTCGAGATTAGCGCCGTTCCTGGATCTCATAACCTGGACGAGATCTCCGTCTCTGACTGCGTCCTGGATAACGATCTGAGCCGCGTCGTCGTAGATCTCCAGGCCGTCAAGTGAATAACTTGCGGAGTAGCGGCCCGCGAGCCCCGTCCGCTTTCTGCTTGCTTTGCTGGAAGTATCAATATATTCGTTCGTCTCGTCCAGACTCGCGTCGCGCTGGTGCGCGTGTGCAGTCCAGACCGGGACGGCGATCGTTCCAGTATTGAGCAAGATCAGAATGTCTGTGCCGTTAATTGGATCTGACATTTTTTAGCCTCCTATAAATTAGAAATTTCGAGAATAAAATCCAGGATCGCGCTCCAGACGCGGAGATCCTCGTCGAAGTCCTCCGTCGAATTGACGCATCGAACCCGTGAAATTTTAATCCCGTTATAATTATAATTCCGGCGGCTGGACAATAACTCCTCGACCTCGCGAGCGAGATCCCAGGCGCCAGAGTTTAATTTATCTATACAGCGGATCTGGACGCGCGGCTGGCTTATTCCCGTATTGCCAGCTTTCGACGTCGTCCGCGGGTTTGATATCTCCGAATAAGTCACGGCCGGGAGAACCGGGCCCTCGTTCCCCGCTTTCTGGGGATAATAGCCTGGATAAACTCGACCGGAGATCCGGGAGATATTGTTGTAAATTAGATCGGCCAGGTAGTGTCGAGCGAATTTTCCCATCGTTATTTTATCCTCGTATCCTGGAGCGATAACGCCTTAATTGTCCTGGTCGCGATATCGAGCCCGATTTTATTTAAAACAGCGTTTATATTTAAATCGTAGGCCGGGCGCATGTAAGGCCGCGGCGCCGAATGAACGGTGCCGAACTCGGCCCAGGGCGCATAATAAACGTCGTTCTTGCCCTTGCCTTTACGTGGCCCGACTCGCGCCCGGGCCTCCAGAGGAGAAGAAAATTCAAGAATGTTAATTATATTTTTCGCCAGAGTCCCGGATCTCCTGGGCGCGTATTTCTCCGCGTCCTCCCGGATCGTCTCCGCATTATCCAGGACTGAGCTCGCGACTATCCCGGCGCTGACGTCTTTAGGGAGCTGAGCAAGTTTTAACTGCCAGCCGCGACCCTTGAATTTTTTGGCTCTTGCCATGGCGACCTCGCTATTTTATTTCCTTGACGAACAAGTCCAGGAACTCCGGGAGCTCATAAGGTTTCGCGATCCCGAGAATATCGAAATGTCGTTCCTTGTCTCCGTCGTCCGTGTCAATATAAATAACCCGCATAGTTGGAACGATCCCTGGAAAAAACCGGATCCTCCATTTTCCCGTCGCCTCCGCGACCCGTGTCTCGACCTGGCTCCAGGTTTCTTTCCCGACGAGCGGCATCATCGCCGCCCAGCAAGAATAAAAATCGGAAAAGTCCCTGGTCTCCTCGTGAGTGTCCGGATCCCGGGCCGGGGCCTTTTGCTGGATCGTAATATAACGATTAAATATTCCTGGATTCGTCGGCATTGTTATTTATCTCCTCGCGTCTCCGCGTGTCTCCTCGTGTCTCCTCTGTTTTTACCATTGACGGGCCCTGGTCATTAAAACTTTAGCCGCCTCCGGGATCTCGACAACTGTTGTCGCTCCCTGGGCATACGGGGCCCGGTTTTCGTACCAATGAGATATTAATAACTTGATCGCATGGAGCGGGGACGAGTCCGGAATGTCTCCAGGAGCGTCTCCCTCGCCCGCGATAAATGTAACCTCGATCGGACTCAGCTCGTTATCAACCGGGACTGTCGGCCAGGTAGAGACGGGAACGATCCGCGGAGGGATCGAGATTAAATCGACTTCGTAATTCGCGGCGTCCCAGGTAGTCCCAGCGACGACGATAGACGTTATCGACTGAACCGGATATTTAGGGAGATAAATAATTCCCGGGAACCAGTCGAGCCCGAGTTTCCATGTTTGGGTGATTAATGCGCGGCCCGTTATGCGCTCGTATTCCTGGCGCGCCAGGGTGATAAGTCCCTGGATATAAGTATCGTCCAGATTGTGACTGACCCGGAGATGTGTTTTCGCCTCCTCCAGGGAGACGGGTTCCTGGGCGGGCGCCGCGACTTGTCTTAAATATGTTTGTTTAAAGTAACCCATGTTTTTTAGCCTCGTTTATAAATTTATCGTAAAGAGTCCGGGCCTCGAGCGGGATATCCTCCGTCCGATCCAGTTTTTTCAATAACCCCGCGATAATGATAACCAGATCCTCTGTAAATTCGATTTTAACGGGTTCTATCGATTCCAAGTCCCAGAGATCCCGGCCCTGGTCGTCCTGGCCCTTATAGGCGATTTTTCGCTCCCTGGGCGTGAGTTTTACCAGGGACTCGATCTCGTCCCAGGCGTTATGGGTTTCGATTGACGACCTCCTGGGCCGGAGCTGTGGGAGGATTTTCCGTTCAAGTAATGTCATTTTAATTGTAACTGTCTCGACCTTATCCCGGGCGTCGCCGTCTGCAATAGCACAAGCGGCCGGGAGGAGGAGGAGCCAAAGTATTAAAACTGTCGTTAAACGTCTCTTTAAACATCTCGTTAAATGTCTCATTATTTCTAATCTCCTCTGGTTTGTTAAATATTAATATTAGGGCGTGAACGCGACCTCGTGCTCGGTTCCGTCCCCATCTTGGAAGTAAAGTTTATTGTCGCTCTTAGTGTAAATCGCCCCGTAATCGGTGCGCGCTGTCGGAGTCGCCCCCTCCAGGACAAAAAATTGTGAGTCCGTGATAACCTCGTCCTCATTAAACAACTGGCCGCCGAACCCGTAAAAACTAAAGTCGTCGGATCCGTTGTTCGCCCAGGCGTAAACCGCGACATTGTCGCCGCCCGTGTGAGTATCCCAGGAGGCGAAATAACCAGCGATCGCGCTTGCTGAATCCGTCCCATTATTGACATAAGCATGACCATAAACCGACCGCGCCTGTTGAGCTCCAAATGTCTTTGAGATTCCGGCAATTCCGGAGCCAGGATAAGACGAGTCGGCTCCCGCCTCGCCCAGGAGTCCGATGTTTTGACTTATCGACTTCCCTGTGTCGTTCTTAGCGATATGACCCTGGACTAGAGTCGTCGCGTCCGCCGCGGATCCGGAGCGGAGTCTATATGTTGTCGTGTCGAACTCGCCCGACGCGATCGTAACTACCGGGGAGCCGTATAATTCCAGGTTAATACTTGACGCGCTTGTAACTGTGTTAGCCAGGACTCCGGAGACGACCGTCCATTCTCCAGCGGATCCTCCGGAGAACGCGACCTCGTGTTCAGATCCGGCGCCGTCCTGGAAGTAGAGCTTATCGTCAGATTTCGTATAAATTGCCCCGTAATTAGTCCGGGCCGTCGGAGTCGCGATTTCTGCAAGGAATAAGTGTTCAGCGAGCGTGACTGTCCCGTCGGCGACGTTTAGCGCATCCGTGCCGCTGGCGTTGCTCAGCGTGACCATGTGCTCGTCAAATGTCGCGTTCGCCTGGACTATGGAGACCAGAGACGCGGTCGCGGCGGTTCCGTTAGCTCCGTAGATATTGAGCGCCCGGCCGTCGTTATTAGAATTATTAATGTCGACGAGTCCGACTGTCCCTGTATTGATCCCGGATCCGACCGTCGCTTTAAAAGCCGGGTTCGTTGATTTCTGGACGACCTCGACCCCGGGGACGGCCCCGGTCGCTGTTGAGTCGATATAAACGCCGGAGTTTAAAAACAGACCAGCGGATCCGCCGAATGATAACTGGACATCAATCGGCAAAAAATAATTATAATGATAATTGCTAATTGTAAACGTGGTCGGGATATCGGCGACCCCGAGATCCAACATTGTCAGCGTTAAATCCTTGTCCGTATTATCCCCATATTTGACATAAAGATCCTTAACGTCCAGGGCGGTCGATGTAACCGACGCGACGGGAGTTCCCGAGATCTCGAGATCGATAGACGTAACCGACGAGACCGTGTTCGCCAGGACTCCTCCGGCGACTGTCCATTCTCCGCCGCCTCCGCCTCCAGCTGTTAGATCGTAGCTATTACCCGCGCCGTCGATGTAATTTAATGTCGTGTCGTCCTTAGAGTATAAGACGCCATAATCGGGAATTGTCGTCGGATCCCCGGACATTTCCTTGAGCGCGATCGCGGAGATATCTCCCCGGACTTTTAAAACTGACTTGCTCTGGACAAGAGACCAGTAAACCGGAAAAACAGCTCCGACGCAAAGCGTTAACAATAGCAATAACGGGAGATATTTTTTAAAACCTGTTTTCCGTTTTTTCATCCTTTAACCTCCTCGTTATCGGACTTTAGAAAGTAAAAGTTTAATAACGCGATCCGCGGTCTGATTGACCGGGGACGCGGACGTCCCGGATCTGAGTTTTAATATCGGGATCCCGGCTGTATAACCTGTAAAGACTGTAACGAACCGCTGGTCGTCGACGTCGAGCTCGACCGCGTTCCCGTCGGAGTCGTAAACGTCGTAAAACGTCGCCCCGTCTAGCGAACCCTGGAGCGTCAAAATCGCCGTGTCCCAGGCCGCGGGCATCTGAATACCAGCGAGCCGGAACCCGTAAAGATTTACCGCGGCTGATAACGCGGCCCCGTTCGGGATCGTAACCTCGACGACTTCCTGGCTCGGCGCCATTTTTGTTCTGTCTGACTGCATGAGTCGCCCCTCCTCGATTTAATTTTAAGTGACGGATAAAATTCCCTGGGCCGCCGTCCTGGGAGTGAAAAGGGCGGGCGGCCCCAGGGAGAAAAATTTAAATATCAGTTCCCGTCGAATTAAACCTCGTCGGGCGAGTTCAAAATAACCGACTGGATAACGTCTGTCTCGTTATTGTCGACGCCAGGTTTCCTGAGATTGTAGAGCATCCCATATATCGCCTGAGTCGCTGTCGAGACGCCGCGGGTAATCACGGCGCGGACGTATCTTTTGCGCGGGCGCCTGATATCGATCGCGACGATTTCATTCGCGGCCGCCGGAGTGATCTCGGATCCGTCGACGTCTACGGCGTCGCTTAGATCGGACTCGTCGCCCATCTGAACCTTGATGTTATTAGCGGCGTTCGCTGTGGTGCAAGGGACTCCCATAAACACGACGCCGTCGGCATTTTGCATATCGAGGATATCTGATTCGACGTCAGACGTTCCGGCGCCGTTCGCTCCCTCGACCTTGCTCAATATAATATCTGAAAGTAAATTAAACATTGTAAAGCCTCCATTAGTGGATTTTAAAACCGTCTCCAGGGCCCCAGGAGATCCAGGGCCCGGGAGTAATTAATATTAAGCGGATAACTTCATCCGGACAAATGCCTCCTCCAGGACTGGCATCCCGTCGGACTCTGCGCGTCCCAGGAGTCCGAGGGAGTTCTGGCGAGCGTATAACTCGACAAGCCTCTGGACTTGGAACTGGAGCGAGTCGGCGATCCAGTAACCATCGGCCCAATTACAAAGGGCGCCGATATATAAATTCTGGGTAAATGTGTTCGGAGCGTATTCGCTCATGTCAACCGGGCGGCCGAGGATCATGTCCTCGTTATCCATCCGGAGGCCGGGACTCCAGAGATATTGCTCGTCCTCAGCTTTTAGCCTGGAGATAACGGACAAAGCGTCCCTGTGAAATAACCAGCGGGCCTTTTGATAATGCGGGCCCTTGAGCGCGTATTTCATCTCGCGGAGGGCGTCGGCTGTAATACTGGTATTGTCCCCGGAGTCGACGTCGCGAGCTGTTGAGACTCCATCGTCGGACGCGGTAAATATTCCGAGCGGCTGTCCAGCGCCGGATCCGGTCAGATAACCTTTTTCCATGGCGACCCCGAACTTGTAACTCATGCGCTGACGTGCCAGAGTTTCCGGGTTCAGAGCGGCGGCGCGGAGGAGTTTAAACGAAATTAAAACGAGCTTGCTCAGCGGATAAGGCCGGAGCTCGCGTTTGTTGAACTCCATGTCCTCGGCGTCGGCTGTGTCGAGCTCGCTTGTCCATTCTGCATCGCCCAGATCCGTATCGAGGGCGGGAGCGCCCAGGGACTCGGCGTTAGTGACGGTAAATGTCCTGGCATACTGGCGAACAAATACCATATTATCGAGATCCTTGATTAACTCGGCGATAAACTGCTGGGGAGTTACTAAGTAACCGCCCAGAGTATCGATCCCGGCCTGGAGTGTCCGGAGCTCGTCCTCCTGGACTCCTGATTTAATAAAGTTATTAAAAGCCCGCATTTCATTATCGACCTGGCTCTGGCGTTGCTCGATCCCAGAGTAAAGTTTAACCATGGGATCGTCGCGTTTCTCGTCGCCTGTCGGTTTGGCTCCTCCAGGAGCTCCAGCGGTGCCGTCGGGTGCAATCGACCTGGACTCCCGGGCCTCCAGCTCGGCCTCTGCCTCGGCCAGCTGTTTTTCCCTGGTTTCCATGTCTTTAATCGTCTCGCCCAGCTTGTTGACTTTTTCCATCGCGGAGTCGTAGTTCGTCCGCTCCTCAGCTGTGAGATCGCGGGACTCTGCCAGGGCCTTGTCGTTAATCTCGCGGGCCCTTGCGACTAGCGCCGCCCTTTCTTCTCTTAACTTGATTGATTCCTGGCTCATTTTTGAACCTCCTATAAAAAGAATTTTTGAATACGAGATCGCCCCGGCTGTTAAGTGTCCAGCTCGATCTCTGATTCTAAGATTTCCAGATCCCGGCGCCTGTGCTCGGACTCGAACCCCGGCTCCTCCCGTTTCGATTCTTTCCAGGAGGAGTCGCAGATCTGCCATCGTTGGGCCTGGTCGTATTCTTTAACCATTGTCGGATCGCCCATACAGCGCGACATAAATTTGTCTTGAGTCTCGCCCTCGCGTGGTTTCGGGATCGGCATTTAATAACCTCGTGTTAACCTCGTGTTTGTTTGTTTGTTGACGGTTTAACAAACATTTTTATTTATTCCCCCATGGGTTCGTCCAGGGAGATCTCCGCCTCCAGGAGATCCAGTTCCCGGGCCCTGGCCTCGCTCGGCTGGATCCGCTCCGCCTTGAATCTTTCCAGGGCGGATTCATATTCCGACCGAACCTCCGCCAGCGTGTCCTCATAAGCGGGATAAGTCACGAGCGAGACGTCCCGGAGTGCAACTTTTACAAGTGTCCGAACCAGGAGCCCTGATTTCGTATCCTCCCGCCAGTCGTCCTCGATCGTCCGGAATAAGAACGAACATTGATTAATGTCTCCGCGTTTCACGGACGTTAACAGATCCCGGGCCCATTGAGACTCTGGCGGCCAAACCTCAAACTTTAACCCGGTGTTATCCTCCCGGAGATCCAGCGTTCCGGACTTATTCCGGCCGAGGACAAAATTCTTGTCGTGGTTCAGAGTGAACCTGACATCGGCGCCGTCCTGGAGCGAGTCCTTAAACGCGCCTGGAGCGATCTCCTCGTAAAATTGCCCGTAGATCAGCTCCGACCTTGTGTTAAATTTTGCGGCGTATCCTGTCAGTCTTTCTCCGAGCGATCCCTCCGGAGCGTTCGAGGGAGCGTCCGCCCGGATCTCCCCGACATCGATTGTCCGGTATGTGTAACCGTCCGGGATCGAAATAATATTATTCTGACGGGGCGCTCGCGCCTGTGCCGTTTGTGCCATTTGTATTTCCCTCCGATCCTGTTTTTAATTCTTTTTCATCGCTTAAAAGTTTTAAGTCGACCATATTTCGACCGACGATATATGTTTTCCCTTGCTCGTCCGGTAGCGGCGGGAGGTTCTCCAGATCCCGGATATCGTCCGCGGACATCCAGCCGTCGCGCCTTGCCTGGCCGTAAGCCTCGAACCTGGACTTTGTGTCGCCTCTGAGGAGCCCGTTAACATTGTGCTCTGTAAAATATCGGCCTTGTTCGCTGGGAGTTAACAGATCCTTGTCCATCTGTTGTTCGAGGTTAACCGCCCAGGGCGTTATCGAGTGGACGACGTATTCGATCCCCTGGTGCTCAATATTGGAGAACGTGGCCTTTTCCAGGTTCCCGACAAGGTGCTGTGGGACTCCAAAAAGTGTCGCGATCTCCTCTTTTGAGAACCGTCTTTGCTCTAACAGCTGGGCGTCTTTTGCCGGGATCCCCATCGAGACCCATTGGAGGCCCTCCTCCAGGATCGCGACCTTGTGGGCCCTGGCGAGTCCGCCGTGTTTTTCTTCCCAGGATTTCTCGAGTCGGTCGACGGTCTCGGTTCCGAGCTGGCCCGGGTGTGATAAGAACCCGAGCGGCGTTGAGTCGTTAGAAAAAAACCTGTTTGCGTATTCCTGGGCCGCCATACCAGCGGCGATCGCCTCGCGAGCGAGCGCGATAACAGAATAACCCTCGACGCCTGTTGGCCCCAGGCCCTTTAGGTGGTGGATCCTCGACGGCGGCATGTTAACCAGGTTTTGACCGTTCGCCGTCGCCTGTCCTGGAGGGAGTGTTATTTCATAGTATAATTTCCCGTTAACGTCCCGCTTTGGAGTGACCCGGCTCGGGTGTATCGGCCAGAGTTCGACGACCTGGCCAGCGCCGTTCCGTATAATCTCCGCGTAAGCGTTCCCCCAGAGCAAGATGTGAGCGAACATCGTCTCCCGGCATTTATAACTTGTCATTTCTTCATTAGGGAGCCTGTGGAGAACTGTCTGGAGCGGGTGGTTCGAGGCGATAACCGCCGTCCCGTCTGTTTTACGTCTGAACAAATTAAGCGGGAGCGCGGCGATCGTCCGGGATAATAGGTTAACACAAGCATAAACTGTCACGACTTGCATTGACGTGTCTGGCGTGACTCGAACCCCGGCGGACGTGTTTCCGTATCCTCCGACGTCGAGCCAGCGGAGTTTCTGTTCGTCCGTGAACCTCCGTTCGATCTGCCTGTAAGTGTAACCGACCGCCTGGTTAAAAAGTCGCTTGCTTCGTGTTTGTAGCGTTTTAAGGTTCATTCGCGCCGCCTTTGTGTAATGTCTGTAATGTTTTTATTTCTCGTTTTATTTCGTCGATCCCGCTAGTCAAATACGGGAGGGAGGTTTCGATCGCGGTCAATGCCAGCGCGTGTTTGTCGACTTTCTCCCTGGTTTCGTCCTGGCGAGACCAGATCGCCTCGTGCTCTTTAGAGTGACTTGTCCAGGCGGACTTTAAAAGTAGTCCCAGAAAAGCGATAATTAACGAACCGCCTCCGGCCGTGCCTAGTAACGTGGTTAAAATCGAGCCGTCCAGGGCCCCGGACGCCTCCAGGGAATTAATAACAGCGTCGACGAGTGCTTGCTGTGTCGCGGGATCAATTTCCATCTAGTAAACCTCCTGATAACGGGCGTAAAGACTGCCATTTCAAGCGTAAGCGTAAAATATAAAAAATGTCAATGGTTGACGACGTGGATTTCCGCCGTTATGTGTTTGAAATTTAAAAATAAAATTGAATATATCGGGGAGATATCGGAGGGAGTGTTAACCGAACTTGACTCCCAGGATCCCGCGAGTTTTATAAACCGACTCTTTTTTCTCGGGTTCTGAACTGAGCATCGTAATTGCCATAATGAGACCGACTATTCCGTCGATCTTTTCCGACGACTTGCTCTTGCTCGGTTTGAGGTTCCCGGCGTCGTCCGCTATTGTTACCAGGTTGTCAGCTTGCCATGTGAGAACCGGGTTCCCGTCGTGGAGGAGCCCGCCGGAGGAGACCAGAGTCAATAATTCTTTTGTCGGGGCGTTCATTGACGCGTAACCCTGGCCGTGATTAATAACCTCGATATTTCTTTTCTCGAGTTCCTGGACTATCCTCGTCGCTCCCCAGCGGTCGAACGCGATCCCGCGGAGATCGTAGTCGTCCCGGGCGTTCGTAACGTGCCGGAGTATCGCGTCGTAATCGATAACATTTCCTGGAGTCGCGATCAGATATCCATCCCGGGCCCATTGATCGTAAGGAACCCGGTCGCGGCGGCTCCTGACGAGGATATTCTCCTCCGGACAAAAAAACCGCGGAATAACGACGAACCTGTCGTCGTAAGGGATCAAGAGAATAAACGCGGTGAGATCCTCGGTCGAGCTGAGATCCAGGGCGCCATACGCGACCCGGCCCCGGAGATCCGGGAGCGGGCCCGAACAAGCGTTCCAGCGATTAATGTCAATAGCTCGGCTGTAAGCGGAGACCCACATATTAAGATATAACCGCTGAAATGTCGGGATCAATGCGGGCGTGTGCTGGCATCTCTTGAATAGAGTTCGCATCTCCTCCAGAGAGCGGAAGTCCCCCAGGGCGGGATTTGCCGCGAACCAGCGGGACTCATCCATCCAGGCGTCCGGCTCGCTCGCTTGCTCCTCCTCCGTCTCGTAAGCGGAGTAAATAAAAGGGAGAAAAGTCGGATCGTCAATAATCCCGTTAGCAACTTGCCGCGCGTAGTCGTGTATTTCCCAGCATATGGATTTTCTGTCGACCCCGGCGGTCGTAATCGCAAAAGTAGCCGGTTGCTCGCGAGATCCGATCGACGTTGTCATAACGTCCCAGAGCTCCCGGTTCGGCTGGACGTGGAGCTCGTCAAATATAATCCCGTGGGCGTTGAGCCCGTGCTTTGTGTAAGCATCGGAGGAGACGGCGCGATATATTGAATCCGTCGGAGGATAGATAATTGTTTTCTGGGACTGGACGACTTTACAGCGGGAGCTCAGATCCTCGTCCTGGTTAATCATACTAACAGCGGCATTGAAACAGCGCCGGGCCTGGTCGATATCTCCCGCGCATGAATAGATCTCCGCGCCTTGCTCCCCGTCCGCGCAGAGGAGTTTTAACGCGACCCCGGCGGCGAGCTCCGTTTTCCCGTTCTTGCGCGGGATCTCGACATAACACGTCTGGTATTGACGAACCCCGCGAGTCGTCGGCGTCGACGCCTGGATCATAGTTCCAAAGAATAACGAGATAATAATATCTTGCCATGTCCGGAGATCGAACGTCTGGCCCCGCCATTTTCCGGTCGTGTGCCGGAGCTGGTTAATAAACTCGAGCGCCTTGTTCGCGGCTATTGCGTCAAACATTATCGGATCCCTCCAGGAACTCCGCCCAGGGACTCGACCCGGGACTCGACCCCGCCGGGCCCTGGATCCTCCAGGCGCCTAGTCCAGCATGTCGCCCATTTTTGTTTTTTTCTTCCCGGCGCCGGGTGCGATCTTGGCCCTGGCCGCCGGGGATAACCCCAGGGCGTCCGCCGCTGTTTTCATCTGGGCGTAATAAGTCCGCGCGAGTCCGACCTCGGGCCTGACTTGCTCATATATCTCGCCCGTGTCCCGGGTGAACGACATCAACATTCCCTTGTCGTCCAGCTCCGCCTCGGCGTTCCGCCAGCGGATATATGACAAACAATAAACCTCGAGCTGAGGGAGATCCAGCTCGGTTAACATCTGGGCCTTGACCAGGATCGCCGCGATTTCCATCCAGACAAGCTGGGCCTCGACGGGTAACGTCTCCGGCGGATCCGGGATCTCGATCTCCGGCTCGACGTAATCCTCGCCGCGCTTGCCATTAATTACTTTTAACTTGTTCGGAACTGCTTTTCCCCAAGTGTTCGACATCTTTTCGCCTCCGTCCGGGCCCTGGATCCTGGAGCTGGGATCCGGATCCGAGCCCGTAAAACACGAACGCCCGGTCGGAATGGATCCGAGCGAGCGTCCGGTTAAAAGGGATTTACTACCAGCTGACTTATAGTGTTTCAGAGAACCCGGGATCTGTCAATGGTTGACGACGTGGTCAATTCCCCGGTTTCCGGAGTTTTTCCTGGTTTTTCCAGGTTTCCGGATTTTTCTCCCTGGTTTCTCCAGATTTCGGCCTGTTTATTTCGTTTTTAAGCGGTTTTCTCCAGTTCCCAGGTAGCAGAACCCCAGGGCCGGGGACTCCGTCGCGCCCTGGGAGGATCTGGCGGGGATCCGGGCGAGTTTCGGGCCCGGTTCATCCCTTGAACTGTAAAATCTTTGATAAAAAATAAACACAATAGAGCTGGAGCGTCCAATTAAGCCATAAATTGAGAACTCCAATTTTTCCGGCCTCGGTTCGATCCGCCGCGTCCGTGGTCGCGAATACAATAACAGCGGCGCCGAGTAAAATAACCGTGTGAATTATTAACACGAGTGACATTTTTTGACCCTCCAAAAATCATTTAAAAAGTCATTTGGTTAACGGTTTCGGTGGCGGCCGGAGCTCGAAAAATTTTTTCAGAGA